TATTTTAGAGGGAATATAAAGCCAATTTTCAGGCAAAGTATTAGTTTTCCATTTATTATAAACTATCTCTTTAACCCAGTTATTACTTGGATTGCAAGTAGCTAATATAATCGGTTTAGGTCTATTTTCAATAAAATTAGATCCAGCACGCTCAATACATTTATTAAATGTTTTATATTGAATTTCGTTAATTTCTTCAAGCAAAAAGCCATTTACTTCTAATCCTTTAAACGTGTCAAGTTCTTTATCATCCGAATAATTTTCAGATAAGAATATAATTTGGCTTTCATTTGATAAAGTAACTGTTTGAGTTCTTTGGTTAAAGTGTTTTATAAATGATTGAGGGCATATTTTCTTAAAAGATGGAATAGTATTAAGTTCAAGTTTTTTATAACTTTCACGAACCACACACCACTTTGATTTAGGGTACATCTTACATAAAAGTAATAATGCACCTAATCCAGCAAACGTCTTGCCGCCCCTGATACTACCTCCATACATAATAAAGTTGTAATTATTGCTAAATACAGCTTCTAAAAACTCATCTTGTTTAGGGAACGATTCAAATAATACTTGTTTTGACATTAAAGTTTTATTTCAACTCCACCAATTTTAAATACTTGCTCAAGTGTTTCATTTTCAGTTACTAAACCGATTAATTGCTTAGGTTTGCCATATCTGTACTCTAACCAACATTTAATTGCCATTGTGTCACCTATTTCAACCTTAGCAGCTAATGATTGCCATACAGTTATTGGAGCTAATGTAGCATCCATTTTCTCAATCATTGCTATTTCATCCGATTTAGGTTTGCGACCTTGTCCCCTATCTTCACCTTTTGAAGCTCCGTTATTTTTTCTATTATCCATAATTAAAATAAATTATTTAATTAAATACAAATGTATTAAATATTTTTTAAAGTCAATAACTTAAATTCGTCAAGTGATCTGATTAAATGGTATTCATAACCTAAACTCGACACTCTACTTTCGAAATCCTTTTGTTCGGCACTTTGCACACCCTTAGCTATCTTTAATTCAACAAAGCATAGTTTACCATTTGGGAATATAACAACCAGGTCAGATGCGCCCTTTAATAATCCAGTAGCTTTAAAGGTCATAGCTTCTCTAATATTCCTAGTTCCACCGTTGGGGATGCTGAAAATAATGGCTCTAGGGTTATGAGATTTAAGGCAGTAGGTATTGTGAAAAAATAAAAAAATTGATTGTTGGAGGTTATTTTCTGTTTCCTGTTTCATGTTTCATTGATTTTTATTGTAAAGACTTTTAAGAATTGATTATTGATTATTATTTTTATTATTACTATTATATAAATATATATATTTATATATATTTTATTAAACAGTGAAACATTTGATACTTTTGCCAATGATACCAAAGGTTTCCGTGTTTATTTTTTTTTTAAACATTATGAAACAAATTAAACCTAAAACGGTTCAGATTCATCTTTAATGATATTTTCGCCCTCTATTGACCATAATACTATCCCTCTTTTAGTTCCTCTGTCTACCCTGTACATTTTATATTCAAGTTTATTTTTGGTTAAAACTTCTTTTAGATCATACTTTGTAGGTTTCAAAATTGACTTAAAATTTAAGTATTCTAAAATTTCGCCTTGATTCCAAACTTTTTCAAAGATATGATTTGCTGTTTGTTCAATTGAAAAATGTTTAAAGAATATTTCTTCAATCGGTAAAACGGTTTCATTTTTAGATGAATTTAGTTTTAAATACTCGATTTCGTTTTCAGTTCTTAATATCCATTCAAAACCAGCTTTTAAAAGGTTGTAGGCTTCAATTATAAGACTTGTTTTATCAATAGCAAGCATTTTATCATAATCGACCTTTTCAACGCTTATAGGCAAAATACGTCTGTTTCCTGTTACATCCTTTAAAATATCAATTTCGTTTGTAGTTCCGCAAAGAATAGCACGTCTTTTAAATGTTTTAGCTTCACGCTCGTATGGCCTACGCTGTGTTATAATATTCATATCAGATATAGCTTTATATTCCTTAACATCTTTAAAGGCTTTACCTCCAAATTCATCGTCTAAAACCAATAAGCTATTACATAAAGTGTACATACTATCTTTATCATGACCGTTAATTTTTGCCTCAACAATATATTTATCAAGTTCTTTTGGCATAATATTTCTTAAAAAGCTAGTTTTTCCTGTACCATGTTGCTGGCCTGTTAAAACTAAGGTAAGTGGGCAAACTAATTTTTCATTTTGATTTGAGGTCCAATTATGTAAAGCACCAACAATCCATTTGCGGAAAGCCCAAACATTATATTCACTTTGTGGATAAATACATTTAGCGTATTCTTCAATTATACCAGTGGGGTTTGATTTATTAATATTAAGAAAATCAGTAAGCACATTTATTTTATTTACTTTATTTGAATTTAAAATTGACCGTACATCGTTAATTGGTACGTTAAAATCAAATGATTTCTTTGCAGCCAAATACATATCATTTACCTCCGTATCGGTTAAAACTACTTCATTTAAAATATAAGTAGTGTTTGTTATTAAATCTATTTTAGGTTCGTATGTATTAATTATAAAGTTTTCAAGTTGTTCAATTTCTTTTAATTCCGAATTTACTTCATTTGAATAGTCAACTTTACTTTCAATTAATTCTTTAATAAGTTGCTCATCCTCTTCATTTACTATTATTTCATTAGCAACCAATAAATTTTTACTTACACTTTCAATAGTTGGGTTTCCTTGAGCCTTTGAAATTTTAACACGATTTATTATGTGTTTTGTTTTTTCACTATAAATTTGAATATTAGCTTGTTTGCAGTAATAGTAAAAAGTACCTATTTTAACTTTACCAGTTGAATTTTTACAAAGTCCTTTCCAATCTTTAGCGCATTTTTCACGATTATATTTATTACCAAATTGGCAAATAAAATGGAAAGTTTCTTCGCCACTGATTCCAAATTTATCAAATAAAGATAAACCTACTCTAATATAAGTATGATAATCTTCATTGCATAAATCAATGTGACGTTCTTTAATTTGCTCTAATATAAAGTCAAAATCAGATTTGGTATAAATAAAGTTGGTTTCTTTTGGGGCTTGAAATTTTTTAACCTCTTTAGCTATAAATTTTTTTGCTTTATCATTTACAAAAATATCGGGATCATAACTAAGATACCTTAATCTATTTCTATTTTTGCAAGCCTGGTCTATTGTTATATTATAATTTTTATGATAGTAGTCTGCAAGTCCATCAAAGCTATCTTCAAATTTATCGGGATTAATCCTAACAAAAATACAAAGTCCGTCACCTCCAAATGATTTATGGTAAATGTATGTATAGTCATCGTTTTTAATATCTTCGTTTATTTGGTCGTCAATATCAATAACTATTAAACCATTCATTGATTTAATATTATTATCAGTTTTAGCACCTTCATTAAGAATAGCTGAGCCGGTAACACATTTAGAAGTATTTTTTAGCTTTTTATATTCTTCTTCATTACCTTTTTGTTTAACAGCCCTGGCTTTTAAAACTAAGTCCTGATTCGTACCATGTTGTATAAAACCGATATAATTATCAATATCAATTTCTTTTTTTATTTTCGAGAATTGGTTGTCATAATAAGACATTTGAACTTTAGTTGCCATAATAGTTTTCTAATTTTTCTTTTACTTTATTAATTAAATATTTGTGTGTTCTATTTACCCCACTTGTTAAATCATGTTTACTTCTAAAATGACTATAAGATTTTTTAATCATTTCAGTTATTTTATTATCTAAACGTCCATCGCTTAAATTAGATAAATACTGTTCTTTACTTATTCTATAATATCTAAATAAATCAAATATTTGATTAATCAATATTCTATAAGCAAAGTTTAAATCTTCATTTTGCGAAATTGTATAAAGATATATTTTTTCGGGGTTTGGTAAAGGTATGGCTTTTATTGGCTTTGTAACAATTGTATCTTCTATTTTTTCACGTTCTTTTTTTTCTTTTAACTCAACTGGTGTTAAGCACTCAGGGCAAACATCAATAGTTTTTGGAAAAATAGCACCGCATGCTTCACATGTTTGAATATCCTCTAAATCCTCTTTTTTTGCCTTTGGTTTTTCTTTACCTTCAAAAAATAAACGTCTCCAATCCCTGGTATTATCTGACCATTCATTGTGCCTATCTACATTGCCACCGCCATCTATTACAATAAAACTATCTTTATAAATTTTATTTGTTGAGCGACCTCCTCTACCTACAATTTGCAGCCATAAAGAAAGCGAAGCTATTGGTCGATTAACAATTATTGCTTCTACTGTTGGATCGTCAAAGCCAGTTGTTAATTTACCGACATTACAAAGTATTCCATTTTGATTATTTTTAAACCATTCAATTACACTTTTATCACTTTCGCATTCATTAACACTATCTATCATTTTAATATTAGTGTAGCCAGCTTCTATAAATTTATTATAAACTAAAAAATTTGCTTTTGTAGAGGCATTAAAAACCATTGTTTTTTTACCTTCGCATATTTCTTTATAATTTAAAACTACATTAAATAAAGCATCTTCGTTATTATAAGCCTCATTCATTGATGCCTCTGTATAGTCACCGCTTTTAGCATCTATTTTTAAATTTGAATTATCAGTATAATTTTTAACAAATGATAAATCTTGAACTAATTTACCTTCATTTATTAAATCTTGAATTGATGCTCCTACAACAATATCATTGTAAATTTCAGACATAGTAAATGGTCTAGTCCATTCAATAACCTCGTCGTTGCAACACTCAGTTAATAATTCATATTTAGTTTTACAGTGTTGGCATTTATAAAATGTAATTTTCTTTTGAACTATTGGGGTTGCTGTGCATCCTAATATTTTAGCAAATGGAAAAAATTTAAAAACTTTATCAAAAATTAACCAATGGCATTCGTCACAAATAACTAAATCGACATCCCTAAAAAAATCCTCATTATCATTTAATCGGTTATTAATAGTTTGGATCATGCCAACATAAACA